GATACCGACACAGGCCGGCCTGTAGGCCGTAACAAAAAATTGAAATGGCAGACTAAGGCTTCCCCAACCGCCCGCCAGACCATAAGCCATCCCGCCGGCAATCTCATTGATATGGCCATATCCGCCAGTGTCCGAAGTGCTTGCGGGCTCAAATACTATAGGCGATCGGCCGGTTTGATCTACAAGTGATAAAATGACAGCTCGCCGTGTCCCTCGTTCACGGATGAGCTCCAACTGAACTCTTAGTCGATATGCGTCGTCATTCTCACCAACACGTCGTCTTATTTTTGATCCAAAATAATCCACTGCTATCAAGTCTAGCCAAGCGCCTTCAGCCGTCGAAATGCGGGTCTGCAACCTGACATATTGCAAGAGTTCATATATCCACGCCCAGGCCCAGGCAACGCCGTTCAGCAGGGTGTCAAGAACGGGTGTGTCGTCCGGAAACCATCTCAATGGCAGGACCTGTTTCAGACGAAATAGGACGTCCTGCTGGTCACCTACCATATCAACTCACCACGATCGTGGTGGCTTTAATCACTCCGGAAAGTTGAACGACCACATCCGATGTCTGTCCATTCAACAGAATCGCGGTCACGTTGCTTATGGTTGGGCTTGCAGTATAGGTAATCTGCGCAATCCTGCTCGCGGGGAGGGGGGCAGCGACTGGAAGGGCATTTACATACGCACTAATTGCACTGACGACTAGCGGCGTTGCAAGTGTTTTGTCGCTGCCGGCCATGACGGCGATAGTAAGTGATATAGTTACTTGCGTAACCGTAGGTGCGAGAATGGCGAAGGTCGATCCAACGGGACGTACCGCATCGACCGCCTGTTGCGCCATGGACAGAAGTGTATTTGACGGATACCCGGACCCGTCATCTACGACAATCACAAAATTACCTAGCCGGAACGCCCCTGACGCATCCGTGTTCTCTTGTATTGTATAGCTTAAGCCTTGCTGCACAGAGTTAATCGCATATCCAACCGCCAGAACAGTCGCTCGTGAAAGGCTAGATATGAAATTCTGGAACCGGAGCCTGAAGGCGGAATCCGACTCCGCATCGATGCCATTTACGAACGCAGAAATATTTGTAACGTTATCTATGCCCGACAACGCTGAGGCGAGGATCGATATCGACGTGGCCTGCACGTTCCCGCTCGTCCCGGCAGTCAGCGCTACGACCGGTACATCAAGGGTGGCGATCCCTACGCCAATAAGGTAACCATTCTGTGTCTGGTTCCATCCCGGAGCCGTCGTATCCTCCGTGACCGCGAAAGTCTGGGTGCCGTCGGTAGTTCGAACAAGGGCGCCAACCGGGACAAGTGCAGGAGCGCTAAAATTGAACCGAGAAAACGTGACTGTTCCCGAAGCGGGGCTTGCCGCCATGCGCGCTAAGGAGAAGTCGGCCATCCAGCTATCAAGATCAGCGCCGTTGCTCGTTGCGGCGCGTGTCATTTGGAGCACCTGTAGGATCAGCCACTGCATCCATAACGCAATTGAGGCAGTCGCCTCCAATATTGCTCGAAGTGTGGAGCCAACCGTAAGGTCAAGGAGTTGAGCTGCAGTCGCCTGAACGGCTGCGGCCATTCCCTGCACCAAGCTGGTGAATGTCTGAAGCGAAAGTTGCATCGTTTATGTACTCACCGAGAAGCTTAGAACCTGGGTCTGACCAGTCTGTGCATCGACATAAAGTATATGCACATAGACATCCCCAGTGGTACCCCCGGGGCTGAGCATCACGTCGATAGTAGGCTCGGGGTCTCGTGACACTACGGCTTCCTTGAATATCTGGCTACGAATCGTGGCGCGGATTTGCAAAGCATTCGCTGGCTGCCCTATGAATCCAGCCAAACCGGCGCCGTAGGTAGGTTGCCATATGTAGTCGAGTTGGTTAGTAAGGAGGCGTCGCAGAACCCGTTGCTGACCAAGGGCCGAATCGGCAACGACAGCCAAATCTCCTGTTGGCCCAAACGCTAGATCGGAACCCCATTGGTGGGCAATATCTGCCATGGTACCGCTAATCCGGTTGGCTAGTCGTAGTCGTTACTACGCCACGAGAGTCAGTATGGGTATGGGCATCATAGTGCCCTCGCAACCGCGACAAAGACCCTTGGCTGTCATAGACGTCTCCGCTTACGTGTAAGTCACCGCCGATTTGAACAGTCCCGTCGTTTAGTAATTTTATGTATGAGCCCGACTGATGTACTAGCCATAATTCACCGCTAGGGGCGGGCGGAGGACGCTGCTCGCTCGAGAATATTCGGCCAACAATGACTCCGTGTTCAGCGGCTCCTTCCTGGGCGAGCACAAGCACCTGATCTCCCGGAGCCGGAGGGCATATCATTCCCCAGCCGGCACCTGCCCATGACGATAACACGGGCAGCCAGCCGCTTAGGACACCTTCGGGCTGCAGTTGTAGTCGAGCGGTTCCCGTGTCTGGATCGATCGATGTGATTGTACCGAACCGCGGTTGGGCTTGAGTCTGGACAAGTGCGTTGGCCTGATTTTTTATAGCATTAAGAAGGCGTTCCATCTGTCAACTCTATGATTGAAGAGTCGACACGATCCTTGGCGAGCTGCCACTAGCTCGAATCCGCTGTATAAAACCGGTCTGTGGACGGAATGTTCTCTCGATAGAGTCAATGTAGTAAGGCTGGTCAAAGTCTGTGTTGGTGCCATCCAAAAGAATCCGACTTCGTGGTGTGAGCGCAAGCTCTGCCGGCATAGAGAATTCAATTATACGTTCATGGCGGGATAGTTCAGACAGGTGTTGTTGTGCGACTGCTAACGCTTTGTCAGGCGTCAAATTGGGACGTATGACAACATACTGCTGGGTTGCATTTGTGCTGTTATCCGAGGCACCAGGAGATGTTCCGATTATAGTGCTGCCAACGCACTCGGCAAATGCCGTTTGCTGGAGAGAGTTCCAGCTTCGCACCGTAACTTGAATGTCACGTGCGAGCGTTAACGCGCGTGCTAGTTTGAGTTCTATCATGTCTGCCGGATGCAGTACTTGGTCGATCTTTGTCTCTGGTGTAGTAGGTTGAAAGCGTAGGTCACTACCAGACACAAATGAGTCGTAGTTCTCTTGCCGTGCCAAGTATGTTAGGAGATCCCACTCAGTGGTAGCCTCAGAGAATCGGTTCAGCATTAGGCTTTCATTGTCGCTTTGATAAAAGCGGCCGACAAGGGCACTCGTCGGTGTTACCCGAGGAATAAGACCATGGCGCTGCGCAAAAATCGTCGCAATCTCGCTTGATGTCCGATTTGCGAAGGTTTCTTGCGCATGCGCTTCGATCAGTGCCGCTGTGAAATCTCTTCCGCTAATGTGCACAGAACCATTTACCGGATTAATCGACACCATGTCTACAAGTCCCTGTATAACGCTCGTAAAACTCGCTCCGCCATCAAGACTGAACTGCACGTCGACAAGAATGTTAGTTTCGGATGACCAGAATCCTGCATCCGCCCAAGGGTCTGGACCAAGCGCAAGAACCGCGCCAAAGCGATCAGCGCCATAGTGATTGTTCGAATTGACCTCTGCTTCATAAGCACCAGTTAGCGCCTGGTCATTTACCAAAAGGCGGAGTCTCGGAGACCGATACGAAGGTTGAGGTTCATTGAGAAGCAATGCCACCTCCTGCGTTTGGGTCTTGATCAGGGATCAGCAGGGTCACCACGCCCGATAGCATAGGGTCAGTAAGCCCATTCAACTGGGCGATCCTTAACCATTGCGTTGCGTCATTCAACTGTTCAGCAGCAATACGAAAGAGGTTACTGCCGGCGACCGTGATCGTCTTCAACGTCAAGTGCTCGCGTTCAAGAGATTCCGAGCCGTACGACCGACATAGGCGTTTGCATTCGTCAGGCTTGCCAACTGCTGCGCAGCTCTCGTAGATGCCACAAGGTTTGCTACCAGGGATCCGGCGGAGGTTGGATTTGACGACACAGTGGTCTGCAGAGCGATCTCGGCGGACGCGATTTGGATATTGATAGCAGACTGCATAAGACTAATGCCTGACTGGGTGGCCGCATATGCAGCGCTCCCGAGGGTAGTGGCATCAGGGTTCATCACAGAGTTCCGGACTGCCGTGAAATCGAGGCCAAAGCCGTCACATTGAGCGGCTGCGGCATCTAGATCGCTGAGGATCGAATTGCCGAGAGAGACCGCGGGCGGAATCATCGTGGCGGCCTCATCACGTATCACGGTGCAGGAAACCCCATATGGTATCCATATTGGGTTCTCATAATCGGCATTAAAGTGACTTAGAACGACTGTGTAAAAAAAAACATCCCAGGTCAGACTGAGCTTACCACCTGCGACGCGAAGTGAATTCAACACGCGCGCACGCGAGGTAGCGTCGGTTCCGGAGAATGTGCCCGAGAAGGAGATCTCAGACTCATTTGGACCAATGCTGTCGACGACCCTTCGGCCATCGGTCAACTGATGAACCGCGAGGAGCTGTCGCCCTCCAAAATTGATACCTGAGGGAATTTCAAAATCCTGAAAGACGACTGGTCCAAGTATCAATACTACGCCTGCCATCGGGTCTCTCAGTGTTCGTCTGGGAACAAATCAGATTCTTGGACGTCGTTGTGGGTGCCTCTTGGACCCATTGGATCGATTAGCATTTTTCTGCCCCAACGTGAATTTGAAAGAATTGGATGTGATCCAAAGAGAGCCGCCATCGATATGACCGCAGCGGTTTAGACCACGAGCCGATCTGACCGACGATGAATGGGCAGAGATCGTGCCCGTCCATCCGCTTCGCAGCTCACCTCGGTCGGCAAAACCAGGAGACAACAAGAGGTGCTGCACACAGCCCCAGGCGCTAACGGTATGCAAGGGCGACTTTCTCTCGCCTTCGCAGGGGTAGATTACTGGAGCGGTCGAACGAGCAGCGGCGTGAGGCTGGGGGGGGTGGGACATCCTGTCGCAGGGACTGGCGGATAGCGGCGGAGGCCTGGACGTGTAGTAGATGATCGATAGCACCACGATCCAGGCCACGGTCGCGCCGCCGGCGAAAAGGGGATTCATTTCCAGGCGCCTGGCCGTTCGAGCATGAACTGTTGGACGTGGCGGTGCCTGCGTACTCATTGTCGTACCGCGCGGCGCGTCCTGGTTTGGCTGCGATCGGTACGCGCACTCTTCGGCGATAAGTTCTTCGACGTCTCGTCCAGGCATTCGACAGAGCATTCTGGATCGTACGATATCTGAAAAGTTTTTGGTATATCTTCCGTCCCAGGGACGAAGGCAGCGTTGGCGTGTGGCGGAATGAACCGATTGCTCTTCCGGCGCGGCTCAAGAACGTTTTCCGGTCAGCCAAATCTTGTGATCGCCGGCACGGTCAACGATATTCAGCTCCACGACCGCCGGTTCCAGCAGTTCCAGCGTCCAACGATCTGGCTGTCGCCCCATCCCTGGCCGTCCTCCAAGGTGCGTCCTTCGGCAGGATGTATCCCTTCACCAACCGGCTCGCACCGTGTTGGCCGGTTTGGATCAACGTATTGGGTTGCTCCCACTCCTCATGGCTGGGTTTCATGATGTATTCGGTGACTTGTTCCGTCCCCTCGATGCAACTCTATCATTACCGAGTCACCGATTTAGAGATTATCTTATGAACCAACGACATGAGCCACAACAATAACGCGATGCCCGTTACTTCGTAAGCGTAGGACCGAATCTACCATGGTGTAATTCGAGAGTCGACAGCCGAGGTCCCAGCACGGGGACGGCTGATTTCTTGGTTCAGATGCTCGAGTAGCCAGCGACCAAGAACGGAACTCTCAAGGTAAAGATCCCCCTTTCTGTTCTTGGCTTCCTTTTCATTGTTACCTCTGATTCCGCTTCGGTCGCTCTGCACCGTCTTTAGGCGAGATACGGCCGTGTTCGGGGATAGGGACGGGGGCGTAGTCGCCTCGGAGGACCTGCTCACGGGCAGTGTTATATGATTAAACGAGCCTGCAAGAGCATCGTTATACACGAACGAAGCGATTGCGGGAGCGCTTCCGGTTCTAGTTGAGCGGGCATGTTCCGATAACGATTGAGATTTTCCGATGGTTTTGCCGAAATCCGAGAGCCGCGATGCAACCACTTGGACGATGGATTCGAACGCTATCGATGGGGCTACCCGAAGGCGTTGAGATCGCCCAGGCATTGGTGCGGGTATTTGTACCTGCTGGCTGACTAGCCCGTTTACCTGGCGTGGTTCCGTTCTGGTGCGATCGGCCCCAACAACTGGCGTCTTGAGCTGCGGTGACGTGAGCCATTGGGTGTGCAGCCGCGTGTCTTGAAACGGCCGCGATATCGCTGGTGGATGGAATTGACCCAGAGGAACCCTAAGAGGGCGATACTGGCGGAGCACGCGGGGCGACAGCCCCAGTGTAGTGATCATCGTCGCCCGGCCTTGTCGCTGCTGTCCGCGTGCTAGCAACGTCGGCTTGACCCACGAGAGGCGCCCGATCTTGCCTCCGACTATTCCGTCGGCGATACGTAGAAGCCTGGATAATCCGGTCGACGAGTGACCAATAATCTTGTCGAGTGCGCGAATCTTACGTCGCACCGCAAATATGTGTGTGGAGGTTCCATTACCCCGAGGATGCATCGAGTCTAGTGTCGACGGATTGATCACAATACGATGCTGTCAGAGAAAGACACGGCAGAAGAACATCACGTTGATTGCCTCCACCGTAGCGTTCGCCAATCAAACTGTTGTCCATCTAGCATGCCGAAAGTGACCACGTACGCCATGCGCTCGTCCGGTGGCAGCGAAAAGGCAACATCGAACGGCACCCCGTTTCTGACCAGATAAAGGCAGTCGGTCAGCTCGGGGTGCCGGACGAGTTTCCCGCGTTTGTGACCTGCTCGGTCTCGCCGACCTCCCTCAACGGTTCGATCGTCTCGGCGATTGCCTCAATCCCGCTATCACCTAGCCGACTTACGAGTGCCTCTATCTGAGTCTCAGTGGAGGGCGGAGGTACCGGTATGTCATCGATAGCGGTCACCGAACTTGCCAGAATCGCCATAGCGAGCCAGGGTTGGTTAAGAGCAAGTTCCGGCCCTGCCGCCTTAAAGATTCGTAGCTTATCCAGCGCCGTCAAACTCCGAAGTGTAAGGCGTCGCCCTAAGCTGTCTACAACAGACCGCGCTTCGGTTGCCTTAGCAACAATTGTCGCCGCTGGGGTCATCAGATGCGACGCCTACGGACGCCAAAAAACTCGAGCTTCTGCTTGACACTGCTTTCACCTTTCCAGATTCCCGCGTTGACCAGCTTAAAGGTAACGCCATCATACTGATATGTCGAGGTTGACCCGTCCGTCTCGTTAATGTACTGGTACATGGTGTTGGAGCTTGAGCTTCCGCCATTGAAGTATGTCAGTTCGGTGGCAGCAATAAAGTCTTCTACTACCGAGTTACCACGCTCGAGTTCGAAGCTGCCCTCCCAACCTTTGGGCAGTTCGGTGCCCAACTGGGTTCCATCCAATCGACTGACGCGCACCGATTGAGTTAGCTGTCGACTTTCGAAGGCGGTGACATGCTCCAGATCTACGCGGCCATTTGGTCCCATGACGACAAGTTGTGTATCTCGACCAACAGAGAACGCCGTAAATGACATAGGGATACCTCGTTATGTCGTTTGCCCAGTTGGAAGGGTCTGAACGGACACCTGGACTGTCTGACCTCCCTCTACGTTGACGATGAACTTCTCATTGATTGACTGGTATTGCACCTGCGCGTCTGACTGGACGTAGCCGAGACCAGTTCTACTCGGTGGATTGTTCGACAAATCGCAAATCACGCTGAATGGTAGACTTCCATCGATGCTGCCAAGCAGACCTTGCCCAAGCATGTTCTGCAGAAACGAGAGTTGGCATGAGCGAATACCAAGGAATAGGTTGGCGTTGATGACTTGGCCTACATACTGACCCATTCCGGCTGCGAGGGTAGCAGCGATGTAATTGGTAAGGCGCGTATAGTTGTCGCCGTTCGTGGCCTGATTGGATGATGAGTTAAAACCTCCGCGCACCCCCCAGTAGCTTCCGCCAGGCTGCGGGTTGCATATTACATCGATCCCTGCACCAAGTAATACCGCAAGATCCGCTGCCGAGTACGACGTGCTTTGACCCGAGCCAGGGGTCCCGGACATCTGGCTACCGATGACACAATAGATCTGTTTGTTTAGACTTGATTGCTCCGGCGATAGGTTTGCAAGCCGGCCCGCAGCAAATCCTTGCGGGGAGACCAACCGAATTGTACCACTCACCTGATCAGACCACCATAACCAATCGCCGAACATCAGCTTTGCAGAATAGCTGTCGAGTCCGGCTTGTTGCATTACAGTGACAGCATTCTGGATTGTGTCGCCGGCCGGGCCCGTAAGGATCATGTAGATGCCTTCCTGGAGGCCGAAAGCTGCTTGAGTTGTCCACTGGTTGGGATCGTCCGAGTCGGCCAGAACGGCGATACCGCAACCCTGGCCTCTTAGGGCGTACATGCCAGTGCGTGGAGGGATGTCCGTGCCGATCAATTGCACAGATGATACGTTAGTTCCCCCATCTGACCCCGGCGTGCTCATACCGAGCGTCGTAGCGAAGGCTACGGGAGGCACGGTCGCACCACCAGCACTTGCGATCACAAGCTGCGAGGGCCCACGCTGCGAACCTTGGCCCTGGTTTACCGCTGCCGCTAGTGAGATCCAGAACTGTGCGCCGGTTCCCCCGATATTGTCATAGACCTCAGGCTGCAATCCGGGCAGTGTCACTACCAGTCGCCAAGTGTTCGGTCCCGTGCCGGGTTGCAGTGTCAGGTTGACCTGATTGCCTAGCGAGCCCGTGTAGAGTGCTGTAAAGGAGGCGGTCGTCCCGGGGACAACAACCTGCGCAGCCGTGTCAGTTCCATCGCTGACGCGAACACACCGAAAATTCTGAGCCCCCTGTTGAACCGCCGTAGCGATTTGGGTTCCCATATCATACTTCCGGGCGATAATTGGACCAAAGCTTCGCGCGTAATCTGCCATGGTGGCGACAATAACGGGCTGTGCAATCGGACCCCACGACGCGGTACCGACGACACCAACCACGTTGGTCGGAACACCGTTTAGGACCAAATTCTGGGGTGGCACTATCTGGACGTAGAGGTCTGGCACCACAAGCGCCGTCGTATTGATGCTGCCTTGTTGGACGATCGGCATTGGTGTCAAGCCCCTCCCGGCATCCGCGCGGCTACCCGCACAACGTAATGGGCGCGCTCACTTCTGAGGATACTGGTGATTCGCGCGGAATCCGTGATCACGTCACCGCGTGAGAAACCATCGAACGGTCTCACAACTACCAAATGCATTTCCATGAGGCTCCAAGATTAGGCAGTGAAAGCGGCAGCGTTTAGGACGAGGTCCCCGAATAGCATAGCAGGCTGCATGGCTTCGATCGTCGTGGGGTACTCAACCTCGTACACTAGGTCGCGCCGATAGAGCAGCGCATCCTGGGATTGATCGAATACAAGTGTCCCGCGATATTGTAATCGGCCTTGGGTAGAATCCGCCAAGGTAATGAACTCGAAGCCAGCCAGCAGCAGATCGATTGCCGATGCCGACGCGTCGCGAGTAGCGGGGGTAGGACACCAGCAAGTGATGCGGAATTCCTGTTCTTGTCGGCGCACTTCCTGCATGACTGGGGTGTCAGCGACAATTCGGACCAATACCCTGCCGGCACCGGGAATTGCAAGAGTGGCGCCTGAAAGGTTGACGATCCAGGCGGCGCGCGCGGCAGTTGCCAAGTTCGCAGCTACGGTCTGTGGCGTATCGCTGGCTTGTGTGCGGTATACGTAGCTGCTGTTATTGATCAGTATTCCGGCGAGTTGCCCCGGGCCTGCGGTGCCGCCAAAGGTGATCGAAACACCAGAAATTGATGCGGTGAGTGTTGGCTGTACGGGGGGACCTAGCCATTGTTGCGAATATCGGGTGGTATTGTGGCCTCGCTCGCCATGTGGGAAGATGGTGACGTTAATGTTGCCAGCCGCAAGATCGGCGTTTAGTGCTGTTGAACTTGGCCACCCGCGGTATATCCGGCAGTCCGGACCAGGAAGGCTCGGCGACCCCGCACCATTTGGATATATTGCATCGGCAGCTAGTGCAACCAACGCATCTTCCACATCTGACTGGTCAGCCATCACGTTGTTGCCTGCCTTACGGCCAATCGCCAACCGAGATCAGTTAGCTCTGTGGTTGTGACGACGCCACTGTGCCCAAGGTCGTCAGACATCAAATCGGCAGTCTGCAGAACGACGCCGGCGCAGGCGGGCACCAATACGATCCAGTAAGAGACCGACGTATCATTGGGCAAATTGGCGAGAGGACGACCTTCTCGCGATGCGACCAGCACACTCGCTGGCCAGTCGGTCATGATTGGCGTGACATTCGCTGCGGTCACCCCGCCATACGTATTCACGCCTATGCTCGATTGAGCCGCCGGACGCGTGAATGAGACTATTCGGTTAGTCTGCACGCAAAGAACGGGCAAAAGCTTTTGCTGGGCTGCAATGAACCAGGTGGCCTCGTTCTGTACCAAGTAGTCGCCGGGAAGCGTGTATGCCGCGTCGAATATGCCGTACCATAAAGCGTTACCGTAGCCATTTGGACGAGCGAACGTTCCGTCGAGACCGCTGAACGCAGCGTGAAGACGGAGGAACCTGTTTCGCGCCGCAAGCGGACTCTTTGCACCACGTGGTCGGTATGCGCTTGTCGTCGAGCCGGTCGCTCGTGCTGCAACATTGAGTCCCCAGCGCAAGCGGTCTTCGAGTCGAGCAGAATCCATTTCAGACCACCAATGCAATTCCGCTGTCGGTCAGGGCAGGTCCCGGGGGAATACCCAGGAACCCACAGAGTCGCTGGCGCCAGTTGTCAAACAATCGGATCCGGTCACGCGGTTCGTCACGGTTCCTTGTCCAAACCGCGGCCGTATCGGTGTCGAGATTGTCGGCCGATCGAGGTATAGCAATCTCCAACGCGGTTAGCGTACAGAGGTAGCGCCTCAATACTGTCGTCTCCTCGTCAGAAAGGTTATTGAGACGAAATTCCAATAAGCCGTACGCCTGAAAGAATCGCCAGGTCTGAAGGCCCGCAGGTGCAGCGCCATACACCGGATAGCCGCAAAAGCGACGGGCATCAGTCTTCTCGGCATCCGTCATTGCCATTAGAGCTACGCTCCATAGCCGCGTGTGTAGAAAACACCGCCAGAGCCACTTGTGAGCATGGCAGTAGCAGTAGTATGAGTAAAGAATGACTTGGCCGACAGCACGACGCGCGAGCCTAGTAGCATCGGCACGTCGGCCCATGGTTCGCTTGCCAGTGGATCTCTACAGAACCGACCTTTGGTCAATGAGGCCGTCGGGTACCTAACACCGATCGATTCACGGCCTCCAGCAAGCCGAATGCTTGAGGACGTTGTGCTAGCGTCCGGCGTGAGTATCCCCGTTAGAGAAGTCGAGCTCGCGATTCCAATAGGCATCTGTCCATCGTCCTCCCGACATCAGCCGATATGCTCTATCATCACCGCACGCTTGAACGCCGAATTCGTCGCAGTAGGAACCGTGCTTGGGGTGGTCGTCGTGTCGGACGGGGCGCAGAATCCACCCATCCAGTACCAGGATTGGGCAATGATCTGTTGGAGCCGATCGATTGGCTCCCGTGTAACCATAGCTACGCCGTCGACCACGACAACGATCGAGTCCTTGGGAGCTACGTCGTCAGCGGCCATGCCAGCAAAATCGCCTTCAACCAGAGCGCCCTGCCCACAAATGATCGGTCGACGTACCATCAGGCCAGCCAGAGTTGGGTGTGGCTGTACGAAAGCCTCGGTGGTTGGCATGAAGCGTAGACCCAGAAAATCATTCGTCATGCCTTGGCGAAACACTTGGTTTGCTGACGTTGCCCCCTGAAAAAGTTGCTTGAAATCGGGATCAGCGAACAACTGGCGTGCGGAAACCGGGTCTAGGTAACAGTTGTAGGATCCATCGATTTCGGGAACCGCATTCAAGCGCAGCTTTGAGACAGCATCGAGCAGGTTGGACATCGCCAGCGTATCGGATGCCACGATCTGCGACGTATTGCCGCGCTGCGACGGTCGGACAATCACGCTTGCGTTCGTCGCCGTTACGGTATTGCCGGCAGTGCCGTCGCTGACGGAGACATTCCCCGAGAAGGTCAATACACCGGACACGCCATTTGGCGCAGTGGAGCCATTCGTCGCATCTGCCGCGGCGCCAACTAACGTGTACGAGTCCACGCCAACCGTGACAGGCAAGGTATTTGAGCTGCTGACCGGCTGCTGCACGCCGTTGGCACAGGTAGTCTGAAAACCGCGAATATCGTCGACCGACAGCGATGGTCCGGCGCTGCCAAGTGTGACGCGCACCCGCGTGTTTCCGCCGAAATATGCGTTGAATAGGGCATTGCGGGCCAACTCATCCAAGCTGCGTGCAGCCTGCTCGCCATTGACATAGGCGTTCTGCAGGAATTGCGAGGCAATACCGACTCGGGCAGTCACCATGTTTAGGTCGGTTGTCGCTGCATAGTGGTTTATTGTGATGGTATATTGCTCGACACTCCAGGTGGCTGGGGTCAAGCCGTTGTCAAAATTGGTATTGGTTGCAGGCGCCAGTGGCGTTGTTACCGTTGGCTTTAGCCCAGCCCGCGTCTTGGTGAGTGTTTCGCCAATTCCCACGGCGAACGATTCCCGATCGGCGCATGCCCGGTAGCCGAGACGCGAGCGGAGTGCCTGCTCGAATTCGCGTTCCAGAAAGCCCTGTTGAATGATCGGCTGCAGAGCCAGTGGAAAGTTCTGAATCCCCATAGAATGTCCCTTTTATTTACCATGACGAAGGTGTAGTTCTGGTTTTAATAGCGCTGTCTTAACAGTGCGGCGCGGGCAACAGAGTACTCCGCATTTGTCATCTCGGTTGCATGCTTTTGGCGTGGAGGCTGCGCCACGGGTGCGCTCAGGGAGCTGGAAGATGATGGCGTCCCGAATAGCCAAGGCTTAGCTTTCTTGAACCTTGCCATGAGGTCGGAAGCCTCATCAACCTCTCCTTTTTCGTTAAGTCTTACCGCGGAGAGGTCCAGCAGTTTCAAGCCATCTAGGTCTATCATTCCTGCGCGAATGGCTTCGGCTTTCATCTCGGCCCGGACGAGGCGTGTATCGGATCGCTGTTGAAAGTCATTCAATTTTTGCTCAAGGAGGTCTGCGCGAGCGCGCAGCTCTTCGACAGGGTTATCCGAGGGGTCAGCTAAAGGGGCATTTTCTGTCATCAGTTTGTTCCGGTGTTTTGATCTGCTGCGATTCCTACTAGTTCGCCGGGAACATCCTCGATGTCGAATGTGTCGGCGATCGCCTTTACTGCTGTCTCGCGGCTAATCAAGCCAGCGGTGACGAGAGTCGTCAGAGTCTGTGCGTCCTTCTGGCGGTCATCAGCCGTAGGAGGGTACCAGCGCGGCCATTTGATTGACAGGCGCGAGGTTGAGTCGAGAGCCGGTACGTCCCTTTCCATTACGCGTAGTCGGTAGATTTGCGAAGCGCGCACGACCATCCGCGCTAGGCTAAGTAGCGCAATCTCACCGTAACTCACACGGAGATTGTCCGCGAGCCACAATAAACCCTGGTTCATCAGCTCGAGAGCCCGTCCGGATTGCGCGGCGGTAAGACGATCAGCATTGGCACGATTTCCGTGTACGCTTTCTAACGCAAGCTCACGCAAAGTTCGCACGTATTCCATAACCGCCGCCGATGCTGTCCCACCGATCTCCAGTAATCTCGCGTCTCCTCTCTCACTGACCACAAGCGCGTTGCCTGCGCCCTTCACAATCTGTGCATCACTGGTGGCGGGCTCCTTGATCAGGAGAGTTGGATCACTGCTGTATTTCAAGCCGCGCCCTGCCTGGCTCAGCTGATAATCGATCTCTATCTGTGTCTCGACGGCCGCTCTAAATGTACAGGCACCGTCGTTTGGATCGCTGGTTGCCGATCTGCCCGGGAGGTTTCGTACCCAGACCATTGGTACGAAATTCAAGCCATGTCGGATACTGCGTTGCAGATCTACCTCGGGTACCCCTGTTCCGCCGACGGCAAGAGGAGTAAACCACTTTTCATACTCGACGTCCCACTGGCGCTCGAACCAGTAGTCGATCTGAGGGTTTGCAATTTCATAACCGTTATCGACAAGTCTTTGCCCGCTGACCTTATATCGTTCGGTAACTCTTGACAGTGAGTCCGGGGCTTCTGGATCCCAGACTGGCGCGAGGTACGTTGTATCTAACACCTGAAAGAACACACGCCCACAGAGGACTCGCATGAGAATTGCGACGGAGCCAACCGAGCCGCAAATTGCGGCTTCGGTCATAACCTGATTAAGTCGCGCCTCTTTGGCTATGTCCGAGAGAACTGACTGGACGGCAGGGTCTGCGCAGTCGATGGTTGGAAAGTGCCCCTCGCTGAACAGCAGAGAGACGCTGTCCTCGACGACGATCCGGGACAGGCCATAGCGTACACTCGGTCGGCGGCTGCGCAAGGGTATATAGTCTCCGCCGAGGCCACGTTCTTCGTGGAACTGATACGGCAAGACATCATACAACGTTCCATCTAGGACTCGATGTAGAATGTCGAGCATTCGCGTTCGTGGCGAATAATCCTGATCCTGAGGGATCAAATTGCAAATTGTGTCGAACATCACCGCCTTCTATCCGACATTGGATCGCCGAGCCTGTCTTTGGGAGGTTATCGGCCTATGTGTGGAACCGCGAGAATTCGAGCCGGGGCGCCGATATCCAGCAGCATTGTGAAGGCCCGCGACAGCGCGTCGACCTGGTCATCTTTGCGACCAAATGGAAAATCACGTAGCTCCTCGATGAATGTGTGGTTCCAGTCGGCTCGAATAAGAGTGACGTTTCCGGCCTCTATCTGGGAGGCGACTGGCGCTGCCCTCGTGGCTTTTGCGCCCGTTTCCCGCGAGGCAATCACATGATGGCCGGCGAGCTGTCTGGTAAGATAAGTAACCTGACTCTTACCTGCTTGGCCTGGATCCATCGGAAGACCGATCGTCACGCTGCGGCCGTCGATCCGTGCGGTAGCGGCGATACGGTCTTCCATCTCTTGCGAAGTCCCGCGGAACCGCACCACATCCAGGACTGTGTATCGTCCTGATGTATGCCGCGTTAGTTTGACGCCAACGGTCCAATCAGGGTCGTTGTGGCCCGTGTCCGCGGTAGCCGCGAGATCCCATGCCCGCACAACGGGTCCGAGTGGTCCGGGCGGTGCTTCGTCGATGAATTCTAGGCCGGCGACTTTGAATAACGTACCTGAGTCGGGCCGCGGTGACTGCTGGAATTGCGCCACCCACCCGCGTTCGCCGACAGACGCGCGGCGGCGTAACAGTCCTTGGATATCCTCCCACTCCGGCCAGAGGGGCTCGCCAGGGGAACGGTTCAACTGATCGCTCTCTTCCGCTAGCGCTGGCAGCCTCAAGCAACGCCATTCGCTGGGCGCTTGTGCGAGCAGACGGCCACAAAGGTCGTCCTGGTGCCAGCGGGTCATGATCAGGATGATGCGTGCTCCGGGTTTCAGGCGCGGGATCAGATCAGATCTAAACCAGTCCCAAATGCGATCCCGATGGATGGGGCTGTCCGCCTCTGCCTGTGACTTCACGGGGTCATCAACTATCGCCAAATCGGCTCGGCGCCCAATCATCGCGCCGCGAATGCCGACCGCGTAATATTCACCGCCTAATGAGGTGAACCACTGAGAGTTGCCCCGAACGCGCGTCGCTATGTCGTACCCCAGCGAACGCGTCTCTTCTGCTATAATGGCACGGGCACGACGGCCGAAATATGTGGCAAGACCCGCAGTGTGTGAAGTCGCGATAATCGAGTCCTTTGGGTGCCGTGTAAACCACCAGGCGGGAAGAAGGATCGATGTATAGGTCGATTTCGCCGATCCTGGCGGCATCTGTACCATCAGTCGATCCGTATCTCCACGACTCAGCGCCTCCAGCTCATCCACCAGCAGGCGATGGTGCTTTGCTAGTTTTTGACCGTAGCCTCGCGTCGCTACCTCGGCCCACTCCATCAGATTGCAACGAATCTGGTCCGGGGAAATCACCACCTCGCCACCATGCGATGCACTGTTGGGTCCGTGGCAGCACACAAAGTCAGGGTTTCTTCGCGTGGAACCGCGTTGATTGAATTACCCATGATTACGCAATTTGCGGCCGGTCTGGATCGAAGGGTCGACTCTGCCACGCCCGAGTGCAGGCCGGCTGGCCCTCGTCTTCTAATTTCTTGCGATCGACATTGCTGACAGGCAGGGCCGGCGACGTGCGGAGGGGGACTGCATCGGGAGAAGGGGACTGGCGCCGCGTCTCGGTTTCGGCATCATACAAAAAGCTATACAGGAGTTTGGGGTGTTTGGTCAAGCCTTTTTTCCTAAACGCCGTGTTTCGCCTTTGAGCGGGGCGGTGAGCTTCGTGTGGCTGTTGTGTCTAGCAGCCTGTGCCGGGGATCCGGGCGAGCGGCTGCAATCTGGGAGAGTGTTGCCTTGGGCTGGCCCAGAGGGGCGCTGGGTCGGTCCGGTTACCCCGGTCGACGCTGATTGTGGGCTACCGACCACGGGGCTAATGTCGGTGGGAAGTAATACGTTCGCCTTCGACCCGTTCCAAAGCACAGCCGTGTTGCAAGGCAAGATCGGCCCCGCGGGAGATCTCTCGGGAGAGGCAGTTCGCCCGACCCCAGGAAATAAATCTATCTCTATAGGGTTTCTAGGTCGGATTCAGCGCCTGGACGGCACCGAGCGGATCGTCGGGACGCTGACATCGGGCCGGTGCCACTGGTCTGTCACCCTGCTCCGTGGCTAGCCGTCGGCTGGCCCTGGCTATTCACGCACTTTCGCGCTTTTTTCCCGCAAACTGACGATGAACTGACCATCTGTGGACTTTAACAAGTGCCGCTTTCGTCGCACACTCGCCGATGTCGCTAACAGGGCTAAATGAGCTCTGCTGAGATGCAGGAATGAAAGACGTTGGAGGTGATAATGACCTTTATGCAGCGTTTGATCGAAATCGAGCCCGCCGACAGCGCTCGCAATACGGTGCCGATACAGCGGCATCCGCTGTTGTTGATCGTTGAGGACGGAGATGGGATCGCTGCCGCGCTCCAGCCGATATGCGATTTTCTTGATATCGCCGTTGAGAGGTTTCCCAGTGAACGGGACCTGGCTAGTGCGCTGCGGGAATATCGTCCAATGGGAGTCGTGGCCGATTTGGATTGTAAGGGGCAGGACGGCTGCTATGTCATGATGACCGTTGCTCGGTACGACTGCAGCTTGCCAATTCTACTGCTTACTGGCGACGATCCTGCACTTGCCGGAGCCGCGGACGCAGTAGAGGAACTGTGGAAACTCGAGGCTGTGGTGAAGTCCCCTAGATTGCCGAGCATAGGCGCCGTCGTTGATTTTATTTTTCGCGCCGGCCGCAAGGGGCACTGTACTCGGCTAGTGCCCGTGTAACTCTGCCTTAACGCGCCGCGCCATCGGCAAAGGGACACACTGTTTGCCGTTGCTTGCGTGTCGCGACCGCATACGCCCCAAATGCTCGATCTTGGTCCTCATTTGGGATGACGATGGTTGAGCGGTAGTCTGCCCAATCTGTATCCTGCAGTTCGCTCATATCGCTCAGGACGCTTACGGACGACAAGACCTCCTCAGAATACGCGATTTGTTGTACTGGCTGGATGTGTAGGAGTGGGAAGTCGGCACGCATTCTTACTGGAAGATGAGAGCGGGTGAGACGCAGATTGATGAACAATGGTCCGAACCATCGATCGGTTGCGACAATGCCTTCATAGAGACTAAAGCCACCCGACGTCGGAAGATTGGCTGGAGCTCGGAGGAGCAAATGCCAACCGGGAGCGGTGCGTGCCATGAGCCCAGTCCAAATCTGCAGTAACCCTGGCTCCGGCAAAGCTGTCAGAAACGGTGGTGAACAGTTCTGTAGGTCTGGTGTCGCAGCCGCGTTGAACTGCGCTGCGAAGCCCGGGAATTGAGCTGATGGCATCAAGGGTAGCCAATCAGAGACGCCCTCGTACTGCCAAAAGATGTCCATTCCATCCCACAGGAGCATCAAGTCGGTTGGTGGGAATGCCCACCAACCGAAAGCGGTCGCGCTGGTGACGGCTTCGCAATAGCGGTAGGCACGGGTTGGCAGTGTTCCGGCAGCCGAGCGATCGGCTCGCTGGGGTGGACGCGCTTGGTCGATCAAACGATAAAACTGTACGATGGGGGCAGGAAATCGGGACATGGCGGAACGCTCGCGGGGACAGGCATTGATATTGATAAAGTCGGGACGACAGCGGCTTGGTGATTGAGCAGGGGCAAGTCGCCGGGTCGAAACCCGATTTAGGCTCGCTTGAGGCTCATGTGCAGCCGATACGTATCGCCCACGCGGATACTGCCTTGGTCGGCGAAGACCGGGGGTGTGAGCGAGGGGGACGACAAGTGCCATCGCAGCCAATCCGACCGACGTAGACAGCAGTGATCTCGGGGCGAAAAGTGGCCTGCGGGACCGACTTCATAGCGTATTTCCTTTCAAGTGATGGTTTGTCACGGTGGAGCGTTTGCGTAAGCGAAGGCTCCGACAGCGGCCATACACGTGCGTGACGGATCGATTAGCGTGATCCACCCAGCGGAACGCGACAGGAGTTCAAAGGAAGAGCTTGACAGTCGGCGCAGTGCGCCGTTGACCAATAAGTCAATAGCTTAAACTGGCGTTTTCTAAAACCGTACAGTGGCGTCAAGATATCGGGACAGCGCAGAGCGCTCACAGGACGGGCGTTGAACCAGCCGAGATGGCAGCGGCCCGATGGCCAAATCGGGATAGGTCGCCAAGCCGCAACCTTGTTCAGGTTGCCTTGCGGGGCATGCGGCACGCGCCGCCCAGGCGGATCTTGCCCAGGTCGGCGACCGCCGTCGGGATAGCCGAGGGGGCACGGGGAGTGCCGTTATTGCGAATTCGGCTGGTGTCGGCGGTTGCAGGGGCTGCTTCACTAGAAACGACCTGCGCGACGGACTTCATGGCGTATTTCCCTTTCAGGATGGTAGTTTGTCAGCCCGAGCATTCGCACAAGCGTGACCCCCATACCGGCCGAACGCGGGTGGGGCGGACCGATTGGCTCGATCCGCCCTGCGGCGAGGCTGTAGGATTTCAAAGGGGAGAGCTTGACGGTTAGCGCAGTACGCCCGTTGACAACCGAGACGATAGCTCAACTAGCTCGGTAAAGTCAAGCTTTATTTTCCTATTGATTCTGCTTCCCGCCGTCGCGGGGAGACAAGCTCAACGGTGAACCAACCAACCGGCGGAAAAGCAAGAGACATCCCGGTGCCGCCCGGGTCCTGCATCCGCAGCCGGCCCGGCGCCACGATGTGGCGGTGACGCAGTGTCAGCACTGCCGGGCGGATGTATCGAGCGTGCCGCAGATGGCCGTACATCATACGACCGGATCGAACTGCCGGAGATCAAGCCCAACGCGGCACGGGTGACGCTGCACGGCGGTATCTGCCCCTGCTGTGCGCGCCGCTTCAAGGCCGCGGCCCGGCCAGCCTCGAACCGGGCTCGCCGTTCGGCCCCACTTGAACGCCTTCGTGCTGTATCTGCGCTATACCCACGCGATCTCGTTTGAGAGGCTGGCGCGGCTGATGTCCGATCTGCTTGGGCCCCCGATCAGCGAGGGCACGCTGGCCAACGTGCTTGATGCTAGCCGCAAGGCGTTCGACTGGCAGGCCAGTCTGATCCGTCATCACCTGCTCTCCGGCACCGCCCTGCAGTCTGACGCAACCAGCATGCGGGGCGGCAAGCGCAAGTGGTGGAACTGGGTGTTCCCTCATGGCGACGGCGCCTGCTTCGTCATTCGCCCGAACCGTGGTCGTGCGGTGGTGGAAGAGTTCCTCGGCGAGGTCCGCCCGGACTACTGGAGGTCCGCCCGGACTACTGGGTGTCCGACCGCAACGCCGCGCAGATGAGCTGGGCGGCCCGGCAGCAGATCTGCCTAGCACATCCGCTGCGCAATTG